AATAATCGAATCACGACAGGAGATAAGTACAGCGAAGGAACATTACCCGAATCTTCCTTTGGCGATATTGGAGGAATAACAGATCCATTTTCTGTTGAATTTCCTAAGAAGCTAGATACTGAAGAGCCATCTAAGAAAGCCTTTAGCGGAACTGCAAACCCGACAACCCAAGCGATTTTTGGTGCTTACAGTCCTATGCCTAATGGTCATCAATACAAGCTTCCATACGAATTTGTTATGGAGCTTCGCGGGATGGAACCATCAACAATATTAGATACGTATAAAAAGATGAGAAAGGTCAAGGCATCTTGGCCTACTAGAGCAGGCATTATTTCCGCAAGAGGTTTAACAGGAAGACGAAAAGGATTAACAGTTTATGAAGGCAACGAAGTTAAATATCAAATCTACTCTTCCGGTAATCAGAAAGAACAAGAAAACATACCTGATTACGATCCTTGGAAAGTAGAGGATGTTAAATCATCCGTACAAACTATTCGAGAAGCCGCCGATAGTAATCTTGCAATTGGTGAGTCTTACATAGCAGGAACAGCAATATTACGACTAACCCGTATTGCAAGTAATCCCAATAGTCCCGGTAAAACATGGGAGGTTGGAATAACAAAAGAGTATTACTTCAAAGTTGTAGAGACAGGTCAATTAGATACGATTAACATGTCCCAACATTTAGCTAATCCTCAGTGGGGCGGCGAAAGTAAATGTTCAGATGCGGGATGTATTTTAAATGATCAAGATTTAAGTGCTAGTAGAAATTTAGGAAGGCACTATGATACTTATCCTTTACAAAGACTTGCTATTGGTACTGTTTCTAATACTCGGGAATGTCATTTAACGGAAATAGGTATTAAGTCTAAGGTTTTTAAGTCTATTTCTTTTGCAAATGTCAATAGTCAACCTAACGAAGCCACAGTTCAAAAATATTGGGAAGATAGAGCGTCAATAACTATCGGAAATATACAAAAGAATATAACTAGATATAGTTTTTTCAGATTGCAAGCTCGTCTAGCTGGAAGTAATTCTAGTTGGTTAGATTTAACGAATAATACAAACGCTCATTCAGGTCTATTTTGTATCGCTGGAAACACGCCGCAAGAACAATATAACTATATAAGTATTAGACACCCTCAAAAAGCGCAATACGAATTTAGGTTTTTACCTGTATCGGGTGCTCAGGTAGCTCGTACTTGTTTAGATGTTAGTAACGATAATAATTGCAAAGATGTAAATTTACTGAATGCTTCTTACTCAGAAGATAACGATGCGGTCAAACAATTTACTTCTAATAGTTTTGTTGTTCGTTTTGTAGGTCGTGATGATCTGTCAATGACAGCAAATAAAGTAAGTAATAGTGAGTGGGTAGCTAATCTTGCAGATTCTTTAGAACTAGATGAAACAACCGGACCGGTTTCGTCTTTAAGTCGGACAGATACAGCAGGTCCGGGTCAAACTCTTATTTGGCCTTCTGAGTGGGCATGGAGAGACTCCAATAGATTTGGAAGTGAACATCCAATAACACTTACTTATATACCGGCTAAATATTATTACCCAACTTCTAACTGGGTTGGTAAAAAACTATGGCTAGTTGTTAAAGGTAATTTTCAAGGAAACACTGGATGGCTTTTCTTTCTTGGTTCTGTTCATTTAGGAGGTACACAAGGACCACAAGCAATGGGAATTGTTTATACAGAGAACCCTGCTGATGCGATTTTGGAATATGGAGGATATAGATACTATCCATACAGACAGGTAAGAACAACGCACCCAGAAGACCCAACAATTCCTCAGATTCAGTGGTCAGTCATGCGCTTGGACTATACAGAGCAAGAAGCAGCAAACGATTTTACTGGAACAGTTTCGACTACAACTACAGGAGGTGGAAATGGTTTAACGGTATATCTAGAAACAGCCTCTATTTCTACGAATCATGTTGCTAGATGGAGAATCGTAAATAGAGGTAACGGTTATCAAGACGGAGATACAATAAATATTCCCGCTAGAAGTGAAGGTATAATTCCTTTCCCCGGTATTTCATTACAAGTAAGTGTAGAAAGGCAAAATACGGATGACGGTACGACTGTTATTAATAATCTCAACCCCTACGATAAAATTAGCGACTATCCTCATTATTACGACAATGATATTCTTAGTAGTCAGTCAGGCCCAGAGCATGAAATATCTTATGTAAATCAGGTTATCGAACCGGTTGATAATTACGGGATAGCAAAATATAAAGACCTAGCTTTTGCTGGTATTCGTATCAATAGCTCAAAAGAGTGGAGTAACTTTTCGCAGTTATCTGCTTACTTCACTAAAGGCATAAAAGTAGAAAGGTTAATTGACGGTGGAACAGGAGCAACAAACTTATTCCCTGAAATAGCTTATTCGCTCTTGACGAATGCAAAAACAGGGGCAGGTGATCTAGTGGGTGCTAGTGCGGTGGATAGAGATTCAATGAAGTATGCAGCTAGGTTCTGTCGTGCCAACGGGTTTAAGTGGGATGGGATGATCTCTAATGCGTTAAATTTGCGTGAATTTATCTTTGAGATGGCTGGTTATGCTTTTCTTGATTTTACGATTATTGGCGGTCGCTTTTCCTTAGAGCCTAGTGTTCCTTATCGCGGTACTGCTACAAATCCCGGTGTTATTGATCACAACGCTAAACCAGACATTAGAGCCCTGTTCAGTGATGGAAATGTAAGTGATTTGAAAGTATCGTTTCTTAACCCCGAAGAAAGGCAATTATTTAAAGCAGCGGTTATTTACAGAAAAGAGACTAAAAACGGATTTCCTGAAACCAAAACCTGCTTTGTTCGCTTAGCTGACTCTTCAAGTAATAACGCACCTATCGAGAAATTTGATTTAAGTGGTTTTTGCACCTCCAAAGAACATGCCGAGAAATTTGCGAAATATGCAATTAAAACCCGACAGTTAGTTGACCATGGACTGAGCTTCAAAACAAGCCCTCAAAATTGTGTGGGTCTTAGGCCCGGACAGTATTTCAGGCTCGTAAGTGAAGCGACTCATACCAGTCGTTTTAATAATGGAGCGATTACAGATACCGGTGAGATTGTAAGTCGAGATCCAATAACAACATCGCAACCTATTTATTACTGGAAACCGGGAACCACTAAAGTTTTAGAAGGGCAATTAAATCCAACATCTGTTGCTGGTCAATTTAAAGGAACTTTATTTACCATCAGAAACAGCACGACTGAGAGCAGAGTTTATAAAGTTGAATCTATTTCTTATAGCGAAGAAGGTTTGATTG